CAAGAACTATTGCTATCTATAGATGATGCCTTCATAACTAAAAGAATACTATTAAAAGATAAAGAGGCTCAGGCATTAGCTAAAATAGAAAGACAAATAGAGAACACCGAAATGCAAAGGCTTAAGCAGGCCGAAGGTGTTAATGAAATATTCTATGCTAAAAGGGAAGAGCAATTGTCATCCGACTTATTCTTAGCACAGGCTAGAGCCGCAGATACAACGCTGACCGAACAGCAGAGAGCCGAGGCTACATTGCAAGTGTTAAATCTAGAGGACCAACAAAGACAGTTAGTTCAACAGAGAGAGTTAGATCGTATTGAGCAAAGAAAGAACATTAATATGGAATATGTTGGCTTTACTCAAGGTATTTCTAGTTTGTTATCTACTATTGCAGGAGAGAATGAAGCAATGCAAAACGCAGCATTAGTTGTTGAAAAGGGTGCTGCTATTGCTGATGTTGTGATAAGTGCCCAGTCAGCCGTGGCAACTAGAAAAGCTGCTGAAGCTGCTGTTCCGGCATTTGTGCCATTTACTTCGCTTCCTAATCCGGCAAAGAAACCTAGTATGGCGGCAACAGCCGCAGCAATCACAAGAACAAAGGCTAGTGCCGGAATTGCAATAGCTAATATATTAGCAACAACATTGACTAGTTTTAAGAAGCCTGGTGGAGAAGGAGCTGTTACTGCAACTACCGTACAGGCTCCTGCATTCAATGTAGTTGGACCATCAACAACAAATCAATTACTAGGTGATGTTCAGCGTGGACTTAGTGATGTAAAATTAAGTGTAAGTCTAAATGAAATAAATGAAGGCCAAGATACTCTTAACTTTATAGGAGCAGAGGCTAATGTATTCCCTGACTAAAAATATGTATATGAAGATAATAGAATTACTAATAGACGAAGAGGCTTTGCTTTCAGGAATAGAAGCTATAAGTATTGTTGACAGACCTGCGATACAGGAAAACTTTATTACTTTAAAAGAGCAACCTAAAGTTAACCTTGCCGAAGTTGATAATGAAAAGCGTATCCTTATGGGCCCTGCGTTAATTCCTAATAAGAATATATATCGTGAGGATGAGGATGGTGAATATTATATATACTTTTCAGAAGACACAGTAAGAAAAGCGTCTGAACTATTCCTAACTAGAGGTAATCAAAATAAATCTACACTAGAACACGAAGCATCACTTCACGGCCTGACCGTAGTTGAGTCTTGGATTATAGAAGATGATGTTCACGATAAAAGTAAAAAGTACGACTTCAATTTACCAGTAGGAACCTGGATGGTTTCTATGAAGGTTAACAATGATGAAGTTTGGGATAAATACGTAAAAACTGGCCTCGTTAAAGGTTTCTCCATTGAGGGGTATTTCACAGACAAGATTAATATGTCGGAAATGATCTCTGAAAGCGAGGCCACTGAAATACTACTTGAGATTAGAGACTATCTTGAATCTAAGCGAGTAGAATTAAAAACCTACAGTGATTATCCTGAAGGTGTAGTTAACAATGCAAAAAGAGTATTAAAATGGGTAGAAGAAAATGGTTGGGGTTCTTGCGGAACTGCTGTTGGAAAAAGAAGGGCTTCACAATTAGCATCGAAGTCAAAGATAACAGTATCTACTATTAAGAGAATGTATAGCTTCCTATCACGTCACGCTCCGGATCTGGAGTCTTCTACAAGTTACTCTGATGGGTGTGGTAAGTTGATGTATGATGCCTGGGGCGGTAAGGCCGCTTTAAGATGGGCACGAGGGAAGCTGAAAGAACTTGGTGAGATTGATATGGCTGAAGTAGGTCCAAAGGGTGGTGTAAAAAAGTCACCTAAGGCTCCTGCATCAGATACTCCTAATCCATCTCCTAAAGGGAAGGGAACCGCTAAAGGCAACGCAAAAGGTAAAACAGGGGCCAAGGTTTCAGCAAAAGACAGAGCGACTTTAAATAAGAAGGCGAATGAGTTTAATAAAAAGTATAAGGATAAATTGGGTTACGGTGTTACTACTTCTCAGCTTGCTAGCGTTTATCAGCGTGGCTTGGGGGCTTTTAATACTAGTCACTCTCCTAAGGTCCGTAGTGCTTCTCAGTGGGGCTTTGCTAGAGTTAACGCATTTCTTTACTTAGTTAAGAACGGACGGCCACAGAATCCAAAATATACTACTGATTATGACTTACTTCCAAGCAAACATCCTAAATCCCCTAAGAAATGATTAAAAAGAGAAGAAGATATACTCACAGTAGAACATCTCCGAAGGGAGGTAAAAGAGGGTGCCTTTGTGCCGATGGTAAAACATACAGTAGTAAATGTTGTGACGGTTCTCTAGAAGGACAAGGCATAGGAAGTATAACAAGAAGTTTATTCTTTTTGTATACTGAAGAAGGAGAAAAGTTTATACAAGAAGATAATAGTAAATTATATCAGTAATGGCAGATAAAAAAATATCACAATTAACGGCAGTAACAGCAGCCAACATAACAGGAAGTGAAGATTTTCCTATTGTGCAAACAGGCACTACAAAAAAAACAAGCCTTACAGACGTACAACATTACGTTGTAAACCATTTAGAGCCTACAACACTAACAGTAGAGGCTGGAGAAACATACGATTTAGGTGATAGCACTTATGATGAAGCAGAACTTATTGTGCTTTCTTGGAGTGGTGGAAATGGAAATGCAACTTTAACATTACCAGATGTTACTGCTTCTAAAAACCTAAATAGAACAAAACGTCTTATTACAGATTCCACATTCACTAATGCCACACACGCCAATCTTACACCATTCGGTTCACAGAATTTAGATGGTGCTAATAGTTCTTTTGATCTTAACAGAGCATATGAAGGAATTAAGATATGGGGTAACGGCACAGAGTGGTTCATCATACAGCAAAAAGCATAATGAAAATACAACACTTATAACATATTTTATTAATTACTTAAAATAATATAAACAATGGAGAGTCCAAAATCTACTAAACTACTTAATGACATCTTTGCGAAGTTGTCATTATTGACAAAAGAAGACGAAGAGGCTCAAGGTATCGTTGCTGAAGAACAGGAAGTTGTAGGAGCTGAAGCTCTAGAGACTGTTGAACTTCAGGAAGAGGTAACAGAGCCTGCCGTTGAACAAGAAGAAGCTGTAGAGGCTTCTGCTGAAGAGCCAACCGAAGAGAAGGTTGAGATGGCTGAAGAAGAAGAAACTCTTGCTGAGGAAGAGCAAGTAGAAGAAACTGACGAGCTTGCAGAGGGGTACGTATCGACAGAGAAGTACAACGAAGATATGGCCAAAGTAATGGCTATGATTGATGAACTCAAGAAGAGAGTTGATGATGAAATGGGAGGTTATAAAAAGGAAAGAGAAGCTATGTCTGAGCAAATCGAAAAGCTATCTGCTGAACCTGCGGCCGAACCAATCTCACACAACCCTGAGACTGAGACACCTGAAAAGAGAGTTTTCACTTATGGAACTAATCATCCACAGACAACTTTCGATAGAATTATGAACCGAATTGGAAATAAATAAATAGACTAAATAATTTAAAATGGCAACAACTACTTCAATTACTACAACCTACGCAGGGGAGTTTGCAGGTGAATATATCGCAGCTTCTTTGTTAGAGGGACGGACTATCGCAGCAGGCGGTGTTACCGTAAAACCGAATGTAAAGTTTAAGGAAGTAATCAAGAAACTATCTACAGATGCAATTGTAAAAGATGCAACTTGTGATTTTGATGCAACTTCTACTTTGACATTGACTGAGCGAATCCTTCAACCGGAAGAGCAACAAGTTAACCTACAAATCTGTAAGAAGGATTTCGTATCTGACTGGGAAGCTATCCAAATGGGATTCTCAGCTTATCACAATGTACCACCAAAATTTGCTGACTACTTAATCGGTCACGTAGCTGCTAAAGTAGCAGAGAAGACTGAAACTAACCTTTGGAGAGGTGATACTTCTAACAACGGTGAATTCAACGGATTGACTACATTAATCTCTACTGACGCTGCTTTACCTGCGGCTCAAGAGGTTGCCGGTACTACTGTAACTTCTTCTAACGTAATTGCACAATTAGGAAGTATTGCTGACGCTATTCCTTCTTCTGTATTGTACAAGGAGGACTTACACATTTATGTTTCTACAAACATTTTCCAGGCCTACAAAAGAGCTTTAGGAGGATTTGCTAGCAACGTAGGTGCGGCAGGTGTTCGTGACTTAGGACCTAACCAAGACATCAATATCGAAATGTTTGATGGGATTAAAGTATTCCGTGCTCCAGGATTGGCAGACAACACTGCTGTTGCAGCAGAGAAGTCTAACCTCTTCTTCGGCACAGGCTTGCTCTCAGATCATAATCAAGTAAAAGTTTTAGATATGGCTGACCTAGACGGAAGCCAAAATGCTAGAATCATTATGCGATTCACAGCAGGTGTACAGTACGGTGTTGTAGAGGACATCGTAACATACGGCATCACAAACTCTGCTAACTAATAAATTTAATTAACAGGGGGGTGTAATATCCCCCCCCTATATAAACTATATACTATGAGTTGTTTTACTTTAACGAAGGGTAGAAAAGAGGCTTGTAAGGATGTAGTTGGTGGATTAAAAGCTGTATACTTTGTAGACTTTGGTGGTCTTGGGACAGTAACCCAAACAGATGACGAAATTACAAATATGACTGGTGATTCATCAAACAACCTTACAGCATATAAATATGATTTGAAAGGCAGTAACAGTTTCGAGCAAACAGTTACCCAATCAACAGATAATGGTACTACATTCTTTGAGCAGACTTTAAATATAACATTGAAGAAACTGACAAAAGAAGATAACAAGGAGCTTAAGTTATTAGCTTATGGCCGTCCTCATATTGCAGTAGAAGACTACAACGGCAATGTGATGATGATGGGTCTAGAGCACGGTTGCGAGTTAAGCAATGGTACTATTGTTACAGGGGCCGCAATGGGTGATATGAGTGGATACACTTTAACTTTCACAGCAACGGAAAGACTTCCTGCTAACTTTATGAACTCTGATACTGTTGACGCTGACTTCCCATTCAGTGTTACTGATTATACAGGTCTTGTTGGAACGATAACTATCACAGAGGGAACATAATATCCAACTGTTTAGTTTAACGATAATTAAGGGGCTTTTAGGCCCCTTTTTTATTACCTTTATAAAACAAACTAAATTGCTTTGGTTATTTGTTTATGCACATCTTAACTACAACAACGAGCAACCAGTCACTTAAAATAGTGCCTCGTTCAGACGTATCTAATCCTACGTTAACTATTACAGATAAATCCAAAAGGAAGGATTCTAATGTAACCGTAACTAAAACGGACGATGGAGACTATATGGTGCTCACAGGTAGCTTTTCTCTAGTAGAAGGTAACACGTATAGCTTTAGAGTAAAAGATGGCTCTACAGAGATTTATAGAGGTCTTATTATGTGTACGGATCAAACAGACCTAGATAAGTACTTTATCAATCAAAACGAGTACACGTCCAACCAGGACTATGACAATGAATTTATAGTATTATGAAAGACAACCTGATACACGTAGTAAATCTATCATCCTACACTGCACCGGAAGTGAAGGAGTCAACTAGATATGACTGGGTAGAGTATGGAGATGATAATAATTATTTCCATTACTTAATCGACAGATATAATGGCTCCCCAACAAACAATGCCGCAGTAAATGGTATATCTGAAATGATATATGGAAAAGGCCTTGATGCTACAGACAGTAAGGAAAAGCCTGAGCAATTCAATGAGATGAAAGAAATATTCTCTAAGGATTGCATTAAAAAGGTTTGCTACGATTACAAAATGATGGGACAAGCTGCATTGCAAGTTATATACAGTAAGGACCACACGAAGATAGTGATGGCAAAGCATATTCCTATCGAAACATTAAGGGCCGAGAAAGCTAAAGACGGAATGGTCAAGGGTTATTTCTATGCGGCTGATTGGAGTGATATCAAACCATCAAGCAAGCCTAAAAGAATACCGGCATTTGGAACTAGTAAGCAGGGTATGGAGATTTTGTACATACGGCCATATCGTGCAGGCTTCTATTATTACTCACCTGTAGATTACCAGGGAGGATTACAGTATGCTGAACTAGAAGAAGAGATTGCTAACTACCATATTAATAATATTCAGAACG